AAAATATGTAATATGTATAAAAATGAACAAAAAGATATGGTAAATAAATCACCGGAAGCATATGCCACGTCTCTAATTAAAGAAAACGATAGAATAACTAATGATCAAAAAGAAGCGATACGCATATTCATTGAACAAGCATTATCAAATAAAGACATTGAACACATTTTTACACCAATGTTTAGTATGGAAAACTCTGGTATAATGTACGGGCATCCGGAGTGTATTTTTAAAAACACTCCGATGCTCGCAATTGCAATAGATATTATAGGGAATTATTATTGCCTCGGCCAAGATCTCGACTATATTTTTTATTCACACGATCAGATCTCGGTCGACCCCTTTCGGCAGGAGCGATTAATGAAGGATCTTCATCAAATTTTTCAGGACGAAATCCTGGAACACCCGCCTCTGGATCCTGAGTGGAAACCTCTTTTTCTAAAGGATTCCCAGTAATATTTTCATCAAGTTCTTTTTCAATTTTCTTGAATTCATCATCTTTTAATTCAGGAACCATTTGATGCACAACTTGAGACTGCAAGACTTTATGGAACGTTTGAGAAGCAATATTCTCAAGTGCAGAAAACGAATTCTTCAAATTAACAGATAAATCATCAATACTAAAATTCTTAGATCTACTGATAGTGATTTTCTCATACACATCATCCATATTCTGCCATTTAAGCCAATATTTTATGATATTTTCTTCAGCTTCAGACAGATTATTTGATTTCTGTAACAGGACCGCATTCAACTGTTGAAATTCATACCGTAACGCTAATCCAGATGCGACTTCGTTATTGTTCTTGCGTTGGCCGTGGACACCAGATAAATGGGCAATACGGAATGCTTCATCAATTTTACGATCAACCCAACTAAGGATCGACATAATTGGTTCTTCGATCTTGGATTCCATCCAGTCTGGCTTACCGGCTGTTCCATGCTCAGGATTAAATTCCTGTACAGCATTTACTGCGACTGTATCATTATCAGGGGATTGAGCATCTTCTTCTTCCATTGGCTTACGGAACATTGGAAAACCTGCATATTTAATTACTTCTTCACCGGATGAAATATTCCGTATGATAGAAGCTGTAATTAAACTAATTTCCTTGATATCAGACTCGCCGAGATAATAATACTTGTTATTGATTCCACGGATATTAGTTAGCCATACGAAAGGGATTTCATTAAGAGGATTTTTGCCTTCGTTTTTAAGCACAATGCTATCGGTTAATGAATCATTCACAATCCATTGTTCCCAATGATCTCGATACCAGATAAGATATTTGTTTTTTTCTTCAAGCAATTTTAAATAAGATAAGTTTATACGATGCGAAATTGGATCTTTTTCAAATTTCCAGTTAAGGATATTCGGTAGAGTATACTGGCAGCAATACGGATAAGCACGATATTTTAATTCGTCTTCAACATTACGGATTTTGTCTACCCCTGGCTTATTGATCAGAACGCCAAGAGAGCCATAAACAGAAGAAAGTTTTTGACTTTCATTGAGAAAAATACCAAAATTCGTTCCAAGTAAATCGCAATCTCTGATAAACATAGCCCAAAGTTCATTCTTTTCAAGAACATTAAGATCTCTGGTAGGCGGTCGCTCTGTTAAATAAAAATTAAACAAATCAACAATACTCGCGGAATAATTAAAATTGATACCTTCATTTATACGCTCCTGCCAATTCGCGTATGATTCGCGCGTATTCCGTGTAAGACTTGTTCGAACTAACTCTTTACCACCTTCATAAGATTTGCTGTAAAAAAGCCAATTTTCAATATATTTTTTATACAGATCATGCGTTTCTTTTAATTCATCTATATCCATGCTAATCTCCTATTTATAATATTTGGCTCCGGATCTTATAAATCTCGGTTTTCCAGCCCAACGCAAGAATTGCGATGTGCTATCCACCATATCATCATGCTTATCATTTGGGAAACGAATCATTTGCGTTTCGTAATCAACCAACCATTTAGCCTTTTCAGGCAAGTAGACACGACCGGCTTCGATCAAAGCTGTGACTTCGGAGAGACGTATTTCTTTCGAAGCTTCAGCCTTGATAGCGATGACCGGTATTTTTGTGTTTTTCTTTAGCTCTTGGATAAGACTTTGGCCTGATGCTTTATCTTCAATAAGCACAGGAACAATCTTTTTATATTTTTTGGAATAATACTCATAGATTTGGATAACCTTTTTTTTAAGCTTTGGGAAATCCATACGTTTATTGATAACATCAAGCAGATAAAAATTCTTGTCTGCTAACCCCCAAACTGTGCCGGCCGATGGATCATTTAACTGTTTTTCTTTGAAAGCAGTATCCCAGGAAATCACGATCTTCTTGAATTCAGGTGGTGCTTTTAAATCATAACGATTAAACCAATCAAATTGAACCATACCTCCTTCGGTAGCGACTGGTTGCTGTTGATACAAGGCATTCCATTCACGGGTTCCGATTGTTTTCTTTATTTCTTGTAACGTTTCAAGTGGATATCGTTCTGGCCAAAGAGCTTCACCTCTTTTACGGCCAAGAATATCATTGTCTTCTTCGGCAATAGCAGGTAGACTTAACACAGTCCAATTTTCATGGGAATTTTCTTCAAGAAGATAACCAGCGAGATCATTGAAATGCCAGCGCGTGGTAATCAGAATTATTGCTCCACCTGGCATAAGCCTTGTATATGCGACCGATGAAAACCATTCGATTGCTTTCCGGCGCGAAATTTCAGATTCTGCATCTTCACGACCTTTTACCGGATCGTCTATAAGCAACAAATCAGCCCCACGGCCAGTTATAGCGCCTCCAATGCCGACTGAATAGTAATTCCCGCCCTGGTCTGTGGAAAACTTGTTCGCGCCTTTAGAATCTTTAGAAATATTACAATTTTCAAAAATACTATGATGCAATGGATCAATCATTTGATTACGGACTTTGCGACCCATATCGCCGGCTCTATCAAATGAATAAGTTGTGGCAATAATTTGTTTTGAAGGATTACGGCCAAGATACCAAGCAGGAAAGAATTCAGAAACCTCCATAGTTTTACCTGATCTTGGAGCAATGAAAATCATAAGACGTTTTATTTGTCCGCGCTCGACTGCCATTAAATGGCCGGCAATCAATTGATGATGTGCTGCGAATTCGTATGAAGGCATTTGCAAAGCAATATAAGCAGGTAGCCAAGCGAATGCTGCTTGCTCAGGGGTCAATTTGTTGTTCACATTCTATTACCTTTTCTTCTGATTTGAAATCTAATCCTTTTGAAAACAAAGATCCTTGCGCAGCATCATTGAAAAGCTTATCGACAGCATCTTTTTGCTCTGAATTTATAATAACATTATTTTGCTGTACAACTTGCATTTTTGGATACAAATCAAGAAGACGGTTTATCATATCTATCAATTTGCGAGATTCCTCCATCCATCTTGATCCGGTACGTGGATCCCTATCAACACATAAATGAAGTTGTATATCACAAAAATCAATTCGTTCTTGTAAGTCTTTAATCCTGGTAGTGATTAAAACTGCATATTTATCACGTATTTCTGCATTAAAGTCTTTGCGAATATCCTTGATAAGCCTTCCGACAATAGGAGTAGTGCAACCTAAATGTTTTGCGATATCTTTATAAGATGCATCCGGATGCTCTTCGCAATACTCCATAATCTTTTTTTGTCTTACAATAACAGGAGTTGTTCTATTGATAATCGTTTTGTCTTTTTCTTTTTTATCTTTTTCAGTATATCGAATATGATCTAAATCTTTAAGGACTAATTCAAAATCAAGCTCAAGGGCTTCAGCTATTCCTTTTGGTGGAATATATGGATGTTTTCTATGAAAAAGTCTTATCCGATTTTGTCTTAAAAAACTCCTGGTACCACGTTCCTTTGCGTATTCATGCCATTTAATATATGCTTCTTCACCTGTATTTTCAAAATAAACAAAGTCTCTATATATTGTTGCTTTATTTATAGACAATGTTTCAGCAAGAACTGTTATTCTGATTTCAGGGTATTCCAAAAGTGCTTCAACGATTTTTTGTCTACGCTTCTCTATTCTTTTTAAAGATTTACTTTTTTTCTTTGATATCATTTTTTCACTTTTTTTGTAATTTTTAAAAAAAATCCTTGACATATCATACCAAAAGTGAGATTTATAAGTCAAGGATTTTTTTAAAAATTAACGCGAAGTTAAAAAAGGAAAGAAGCGATGAAGCTTTTATTGGATGAAAATGGAAATGTAGTCGTAAGGGATGGAAAACCCGTTTATGTGCATGAAGATGGCAAGGAAATAG